TGCAAAACACAGTTTGGCACACAATAATTCGGCCGCAGTCGTTTCAACATCACACATCACAAGGAGCGATGCCACAAACAGTTTCGTGACCATGGACGCCGATGTCACTGGTGGTAATGCGAGACTCAAAGCCACTGGAACAAGCGTTGTTAACTCGGTGTCATTCTACAGGATAGCACTGGGAGATAACACCTCAGCGGGCACAACAGGTAATGTGACCAACGTTATCAACACTGATGTTGACTCTGCTTCGGAAAGCATAGACAGTTGGGCACATGCATCATACCGGGCGGCCAAGTATTACATATCTGTCAACAACGCATCAAAGACAGAAATCACGAACATGGAGGCATTGGTTGTCCATGATGGTACCACGGCATACATCACATCATATGGTGCGACCAACACAGGATCCAATGACCTTATAAATTTGACGGCGGCTATCAGTGGTTCAAATGTTGTGGTCAGTGCATCCGGTAACGAACCAAATCTGAGAGTCACTGCATACAGAATATTGTTAGCGGATGATGAGTCTGCATCTTCAGGAGATAATGTCAATGTAGTTGCCGCAACCAACGTGAGTTCTACAGCCACAACAGTGGACTCGTTTGTAAATTCTGCATACACAGGTGCGTTCTATGTGTTCACAGGTTACAATGCCACAGAAGGAACAGCGAGTGCTTCTGAGGTTATGGTTGTATCAAATGATGATGCATACATTGCCGTTGGTCCAACAATTTCCACAAAAGGCACAGATCAATTGACGTTCTCTGCGACACAGTCTGGATCAACTGTAACAGTAAAAGCGGCATCAACGTCAGGAGCAAGTACAACTGTAAACGGTTACAGGGTACACATGTTAAGAGGGTCAGCAGGTGCATCAACGGCAGACACAGTATTAGTATCAACAACACAAACAATATCAGGGACAAAAACATTCAGCAGTCCAATTGCATTGACTGTGGGAAGTGATCCTTCTACTGCCACTAACAATGCACACATATACGCCAAAGATGACTCATCAAGTGCTGAAGTGTTCGTAAGGGACGAAGCCGGGAACGTTACTAAAATATCTCCACACAACCAACAAGGTGAATGGGAATACTTCTCAAGGAACGTAAAAACTGGCAAGACTGTAAGGGTGAACATGGAAGAGATGATAAGAGATATCGAAAAACTTACAGGTAAAAAATATATAAAGAACGACTAAACTATTAAATCTAATATAGTCTGTAACTTACCTTTTATACTTTTATTGTTAAGTGTATTTTTAAGGCCCATGTGCAAATTCTTAGGCCAACATTCGAACGCAGTCCAGCAGTATCCTGAATGTTCATCATTTAATTTTGGTATGAATTCTGCGTCAATGGCCACGAGATATGTGTGGAAGAAGAACTTCTGATCGTTCGATGTGAACATCTCTAACGGAATTACCTTCTTGAACTTGGGTAAACTACCTACTTCTTCCTCAATTTCTCTTTTTAACCCTTCGAATGCACTTTCAGTGAACTTGCTTTTACCGCCTACCAATCCCCACATGCCCTGTGTTTTTCTATCAGTCCTTTGTAGGAACAGGAAACGTTTGGTACCTGTAGCGTAGAATAGTGCACCTGAACAAACAATATTATCCTTCATGCTATATTATAACAACTATGGAGTGGTAGCGTCAACTGATGAGTTGTATCCTGGGTCTGCTCCACCATCTAATACTATGCTCCAATTACCTTGTGTGTATACACCCTCGTAAGATTTGACCCATTCTGTGCCATTGAATCTGTATTGTATTCCTGTGTTTAGATTTGTTACATAATGTTGTGTTGAATCTGGGTTTGATGCGTCAAAGGCCACATTCCATTTTGATGTGGTACTATTGTATTCTATGATGTCGCCAATACTGGCTACTAGACTGCCCCAGGTAGAACTTTGGAAACTTGCTGTTGAATCTCCAACGTCATTTATGACCAAGTATCTATCACCATTAGCGGGTGTGCCCGGATCAAATGTTGCTGGATTTATTATCTTCTTCACCGCTGTAAGTGAGTTGCTTGGTATAGTGTCTCCGTCTATTGTGTATAACAAAATTGTATCATCTAGTGTTGATGTTGCTATGGTGCCAACAATCTCATTTCCGTTTGGCTGTGTAAGTCTTATCTGTGATGTGCCATTTGTGACCTTACCGTACTGATCTAACAACACTTTCCAGTTAACTGCTGGTCCAAATGTTTCAAACGGATCATAATTGTTAGGCTCATTCGCTCCTGTTTGGAATCCGTCACCACCTGATTTGACATTTACTCCTGTTGTTCCTAGCAATCTTAATTGATTACCTGTCACTAACAATCCAAAGTTGTTTGGTGTTATGTAACTTCGCGATGTTAGTTCTCCGTCTATTAATCCTTTTGCAATACCACCGTCATCCTCATATATGCTCATTATAATTTTTTGTACAACACCCAGTTTCTTGACTTTGACTGGTGGTGACAACCAAATAGGCATCGAGAAAGTTAGTGTGGCAACATCTATCTCTGAATCTGCACCTACAGGAATGGTCCTAGAACTGAACGTAGTACCTGTCAATTCAACATAACTCAAACTGGTCCAGTCGATGTAATTGTCTGTTTTCTGTATCTCGAAATCTGGATTAAACAGATATAATATCTGTTCCATGATTTGTAATTTTTGGTCTGTGTTTGATGAGAAAATATCTGCTGACACTTCTAACCTGAACGGTGAAGGCATCACTTTCTCAATAGTGTAACCAGCACCTAACTCGTTGGTGTAGTTGCCATCAGAGTCTATGCCTCTTTCTCGTAAATGCTGTTTCTCTATGTGATAAGGATTTTGCATTCTTTCCCTATCGTAGTTTAATTCTCTTACATAACAAGCAATTTTAGGAGCGTAGTTCAGTGCATTCTCTGAATTATTCCTGATTATGTTTGCAACCTGTCTCGTGGGGTCTCCGTATACTACAGGCACTGCCCTTAGATTTACAGTACCGTCACTACCTTTGCCTGTTTCCACAGAGAAATTACTTAATATTCTTATAAATTGTGTAAGAAATTTCCTAACCTGTCCTTCGTAAAAGTGTAGCATTAATTGTCAGCCTTTGGTTTCAGTGCATTTGTCAGTGACTGTCTTTGTGTTACTGTTAAACCGTTTATTGTTGATTCTGTAGAATTGTTTACGAAACTTGTTTTGTAGTTTCCTCTAGAATCATTGTTCGTTGTAGTTATCCTCACACTATCTTCGATTTTTACCCATCTGTTACCATCATATCTAAACAACCTGTTAGGCAAGTAATCTGTTCTCAAGAAATAATCGCCTTTATCAACTTGCGTAGTTGGAAAAGTTATACCAAAACCTGCTGGATTTCCATTCGGTGCAACTCCGTCTCCGTCAAGATAGAATCCGTAATGCGAACTCGCTGGTGTATCTATCGTGGCGTTGACTGTCCTTGACTGGCCTGCCCTTTGTTGTGTGGTGTTGACATTATCTGTCCTTACGTTACCTCTCTCATCTATCGGTGCAACATAGTATTGCTTGTAATTAAATCCTGCCTTAGGAGCATCCGCTTCGGCCTGTGCAACAATCTGATCGTTTATTGTTTTCTCTCTGTTGTACGTACTCATGTAACTTGCAACAGATCCTGTCGTGGTTGCATCGCCTATGATGTCTTTGAATTCTTGTGAGTCAACTAGAGTTTTCATTTTCAATCTCAACAGGTGCGGCCACCATGTCTGTGAAAATCCTTCTGCGGCCCTGTTCACATCTTCAACAACATAATATCTTTTCAATGCAATAGGTACAGATTCGTCTAGGCTATAATCTTCCTTCATGTGAGGGAATTCGATAACATCACCTGACATTGGTTTCCTGCCGATTCTCTCTACGATATCATTTAAATGCACCGTTAGAAATAATGTATCGTTCTGCAAGAACATTCCAAATTGTGAAAGATTGAAGTCTGCATCTTGGACATTGTATATGCCTCTCACAACATAAACATCAGCATCGTATTTTCTGTCTCTGTTCTCTAAAAATAATAGGTCCTGTATGGTTCTCTCGTTAAGACTATCTCCGGAATAATTAGGCTGTGTTGGAGAAGCGTTTCCGTCCTTTTGTAATTCTCCCTGATTGTATGGCCCTACGTATTTGTGGAAGTGTAGGTCGGTTCCTCCCACCTGGAACATCTCTTTGATGTTGCGATCGAAGAACTTGTAGTCATTGCCCTTTTCAGGCTTAAAAATGGATAATCTTGGCATATCATACATATTTATTGCACAGGCAATGACTATAAATATGAGTATGTCAGAACTACAAACAGGACAACAGGAAATTTTCGATTACGTCAAGAACAGTCTAGGTGACGGGATGATTGACGTGGAATTAGACCCAAAACACTATCAAACGGCACTGGAAAGAGCCGTGAACAAATTCCGACAGCGATCTTCAAACGCAGTTGAAGAATCTTATGCTTTCCTTGAACTAAAGAAAAATCAGAACAGTTATATCCTACCAGATGAGATCATAAACGTGAGGAATCTGAACAGGAGAACAGTTGGTTCAAGAACAGAAGGCGGAGAAGGCGGTACATTATTTGAACCATTTAACTTGGCATACACAAACACCTATCTCCTAAGGGCAGGAGCAACAGGTGGCCTAGCAACCTACTACGCTTTCGCATCATACCAAGAAATGATTGGTAAAATGTTTGGAAGTTTCATACAATTTCATTTTGACGTTGCAACTAAAAAATTAACAATCACACAGAGACCAAGGGCAGACGACGAAACAGTCTTAATGCACACGGACAACTACAGACCTGACATCACTTTATTCAAGGACATATACAGTAAGCCATGGATCAGAGATTACACACTTGCCGTATCTAAAATAATGTTAGGTGAAGCGAGGGGTAAATTCAACACCATCGCAGGACCACAGGGCGGC